CACAATGATAACTGTAAGTCAAAAATTTCGTAATATATCTTCAATCTGACAGTGTAACTCTGTTATTGTACCATTATTGTCCACGTGATGATCATAGTCGAGACCGATTGAACTATACTCACTAGCGTGTATGCCTAGTTTTTCTAGTCGATTTCTTGACAATGCCCATGATAGATTGCCGTGTTCGCCACGGTTGTATGACTCTGCCGCATCGTACCATTCGGGTTTAGGGCCTCGATTTGCTCGGACTGTGATGCCGCCTGCTCGTTTGACCGCATCAAGTTCGTTTTTGAATCGACAGTCAGTGATTACGATATCGTCCTTGATTGTCAGCAGTCTGTGTTCGACCGATGCTATCCAGATATCGTCAGCAAAATTGACTCGCAATACTTCTGTGCCCCAGTATTGTAGGACCCAGCGAGGCGTGAGATGCGGCATGTTCAGGCGGTCACTCCACCATGGATCGACTTGCTCTCGCCATTCACGGCTGTGTTTAGTTGAGCCCTCAAGTAGGTCACGAGGCCAGCCGAACACCGCGGCTACAGCATCCTTGAGTGAACTAGCAAAACTAAGTCGTTTGAACCCGTGAAATGTACACAGGTGATCTGCTATTGTGTCTTTGCCGGAGCCGATTAGACCGGCCACGGCGATGATTTTGTTATTCATGTCACTATGATAGCACGAGAGCACCTGATTGTCAAGTGCCTTTGGATGTTTAGCCGATTACCCAGGTCAGGGGCATTGAGCCGTCGGTATAATTTTTCAGTTCAAGCAGGAGGTCTTCGTGCATTTTTGTTCCCTCGGCCTTCATCTGTGCGCCGTTGAGTGATGTGCCGCCGCCTGGGCCTGCGATTGTCGCAAATTTCTCACGAGCTTCGCCTATCATTTCTCACGAGCTTCGCCTATCATCATCTTACATTGACCGATTGTCCATGAGTAGATCCAGTTAGAGATCATAGGGTCTTGTAGCAGGGTGATCTCAGGCTTCATGTTGTCTGTCCAGATAAGGATTTGTTCGCCACTGCCCTTGAAGTTGCGCACGAACTTGATCTCCTTAGTGACAGGGTTGAATGTGTAGATGATGTATCCGCCGAACATGCGGGCGGCAAGTTCGATGTAGCCTGCGTAGAGGTCATAGGTTGCCATGCCGCCTGCTTGATTGTAGTTCAGCAAGTAGGTGTTGAGAATGGCCGATGAGAACGGGTCGAATGATGAGGAGGCTGGGCCGGTTTCGAGGCCGACTGTGCGTCTGAATACTTGTCGCACTCTACTTATCTCTTGAGGCAGTATGTATGAACTTTTGTCTTTTTCGACAGTCAGTAGGTTGTACGACTCTTCGTATGCGTTTGCGCCTCGTTGTCTGTATGTAGCAAGAGCGTACTGATACGCACTCTCATAGTGTTCGGGGTCGAGTTCAATGTCGATCATGCCGCCGCCTAGACGAAGTTCTACATTTTTGAAGAGTTGCTGTTTGAGTTCTTGAAGATTGGCCATGTAAGAATACCCTAGTGTTAGTAGAGTATTTATCTCGTTATACTGGTAGCTTGATGTCCTTGAACATTTCGTAGAACTTTCCCTTAGGTCTTAGAACTTGTGCTATGTAAGTATCACCATCAATACCACGGTAGGACTCGTCAACCTCATCCTCAATATATCTACCCTCTGTTTGTTTCAACATTCTATCGATCACTCGTCTGTATGTTGACCACATAGCAGAGGTGCCCACTACTCTTATGTGATGACCTTTGTTTAGTCGGCCTTCATAGAGTTTTATAGCAGTAGATAAGTATCTTGGATTGGGTCCAGATCGGCCTTGACCGGATGGCAATAAACTACCTCCAGCGTAGTCACCATTCTTTGATAACAAGTGGTGTACTTCCCAAGCGCCATTTACAGTAACTAATATGAATATTTGAGTAGGGTCTTCGACTGCCTCGTATACCATTAGTCCGTGTACACCGAGTCCTTGCTTCCTCATTTCACGAGTGATGAACTCCGTTTGTTCTGTTCCGGACTTTAGTTGATGGGGATTATCTAGTACTTCGTTGATTAGCATCTACTATTTATTTGACGAACGGTGCTAGGTTAGGTGGTGTCCAGTCAGCAGGTTTGAGTACTTTGCCGTCTTCTCGTTTGCGGACTTTGCCCGTCTCGGGGTCGATTTTTGCGAAGTTTGTACGCATGACTTCATTCCAGGCTCCCTCTACATCAAATCCGCCACTGTGTAAGGCGCCGATAGTGACTACTAAGATGTCGATGAGTGCGTCTAGTTGCTCGACCCGGTCGTTGTTAGCAAGTGCCTGTTTGAATTCGTCGTTGTACTCTTCCTCGATAAGGTCGCAGTAGAGTTTGTATTGAGCGGAGTTTAGTGTGCCGGTTGTTTGGTCACAAGCGGTCATAAATCGGTGTTGGTCTCTGATTGGTTGTGTCATTAGAATGCCTGTAGAATGATAATATTCTCGTTGAAGCGGCCGTTGGGTTCGGTCGGTGTTGTCGTAAGTTCTTTGAATTGTGTGCGCTTTGCTGGCTTGCCTACTTTCATAAATTCAGTAAGCATAGCGGGTTTGCGTAGGGTCTTTGTCTCTGATTTTACTTTATCGAAGCCAGATACTGAGTTGCCTTTTACAGTGAGTGACTTAGCATAGTCATCAGCAACTAGATGAATGAGTTTTCTTGTCGCAGTGTTATACAGCCAGCACTCGCTACAGCCGTGTAGTTTAGTCGGCGAGATACTTTCAAGTTTGAGTTTGAGAGCAACATCTTCAAACTTTTTGAGGTACTTCAAATTCTTGACGATCTTCTCGACAGGCACTGCCTTACGAGCACGTGGCGCTTTTGCTGCCTTCTTGACGGACGAGTAGCCGTGCAAGTCAGCGATGATTGCTTCGCAAAACTTGATGAGTGCTTTCACTTGTGTTTTGTTGTAGTGTGCGTATGCTTCACGGAGTTGTCGGTCGTCTGTTTCAAGTACCTCTGTGAATTCATTGATCTTCTTTTGCCAGATTTCAACTAGCATTGAGATATGTTGAGGTAGTATATTGCGCTCATTGAGTTCTTTGAGTACTCGACCGTCTGATTTTAGTTTTAGGTCAGCGCCCATGAATTCATCTAGCAAGCCTTCGAGTTCGCCTTGTGCTTCACGTGCCCTGTCACGCATAATTTCTTGTACGTTCGGTCGATTTGATTGAGGCGCTTCTTCTACCTTGGGCTTGAATGCGCTGTATTCTTCTGCCGCTGTTAGTGTTACTACCAGTCTGTTGATTTCGCTATCTAGTCGTTGCTGTTCGTCTTCAAGTAGATCAAGGCCGCGCAGAGTGAGCCTTGCTAACCAAGCGTATGTAGTGATGATTTGATTGTCTGATACTTTGGCCATCTTTTTGGCCAGGTCTGTCCGGTCATTATGCGTGAGATAGTCGCAGAGAATTTCTTTGGCCTGTTTTGTGCCGTAAAATCTGCTGTACCAGTTGAATGCTAAGGCAAGTGATCCGCGTCTGCGGTCGGTTTCAGGCTGTATATTGTAGACCGGCTCACTACCAGCGTATTTTGTCTCGCTATCGCTTGGACGTAGGTCTTTGGCAATATAGCGTTCTCCGGAATCTACGCTCCGTTTTGATGTTTTTGATGATTTAGTGGCCATAATTGGGGTATCGTTGAATGATAGTAGTGAGTGTATCAGAATGGTAGGATTTAGTCAATAGCAAATGGAACTATTAGCGATAAATACACTTATGCCACGCTTATCACTCTATTCGCCTACCAAATCTAATAATTTTCGCTACATTGATCGTGTGGTCAAAGAGCAGTTTCAGATTGGCGGCACTGATTTACTTATTCACAAGTATCTAGGACCGCAAAATAACGGTGCTAGCACTAGTTTAGTTCAACCTCAAATTACAAAGCCTGATCCTCTAGCAATTCAAGACCTGTTGTTCTTAGAGAACAGAGATAGAGTGTATGATAGTGATGTGTATCGTCTCCGTGGGCACTATAATGTTCAAAACTTAGACTTTGATCTGTCTCAGTTCGGGCTGTTTCTAACAAACGATATTATTTTCATCACCGTGCACTACAACGACATGATCGATTTGATCGGACGCAAGTTGATGGTCGGTGATGTTTTTGAATTGCCTCATCTAACAGACTATCACCCGCTGAATGAGGCAATTCCTGTCGGCCTTCGCAGATATTATCAGATTACAGACGCTAACTATGCGTCAGAAGGATTTAGTAGCACATGGTATCCTCACTTGTGGCGTATCAAGTGTGAGCCGCTAGTAGATAGTCAACAATTTGCGGGCATCTTGACTACACCTACTAACACAGATAACTTTATGGGCAACTGGAACGAGACAAAAGAGTATCGTGAAGGATATACCGTGTCGTATGGCGGCAAAATTTATACGCCGATCGTTGGTGTTGGCACTGTTCCTGCCGGCACACTGCCTACTGATACAGCTTACTGGAAGGTAGATACTGCCGGTACTCTCAAAGACTTGATCAGCACCTACAACAAGAATATCGCTATCAATGACGCACAGCTTGAAGAGGCTGCTCGTTTGGTGCCTACAACTGGCTTTGATCGCAGTCAACTTTACTTGGTGCCTAGTGGCGAAGATGGTGTTCCTGCGCCGCCTATCAACATCGTCACTAATCAAGGTGGAGGTCCATCATTAGGCAGCGGCACTCTTGCTATGTTCAAGAGCAGTCGTTATAAGAACGCTGCCTTCGGCATAAAAATCGGCAGTGATGCGGCTGCTAGATTAGGAGAGGGTGCTCGTGTTGTATTCAGTACTGGGGTCACTAGTACGGGCAGAAATGCGGAAGGTAGTGGTCGTGTATTCGGTGATACGGTGCTTACTGCTACTGTTTATAGCGGCACACTCAAAACTGGTCCTTATGGCACATCAGACAACGCCTACTCAACAGCAGATGAGCAACCTAACTTTTATGTTACCACGCTTGATACGCAGGCAAATACAACAGTGATACCTTTACTAGAGTGGTCAGCCGATCTCAAAGTAGGATTACTGATCAGCGGTAATGTGTATAGCGCTAACGGCACTATGTCTACGATATTTGCTAGTGCGACTCGCATTACTGCCCTAAATAAGGCGGCCAAGACAGTCACAGTCAGCAATGCGACAGTTGTTGAGATCAGCAGTGGCACTCAGCTTGAAGTTACTACTGACTTCAGCGGTATTTATAAGAGCGTTACGGTCGAGCAGACTGCTGTGGGTGTATCTAAGATCGTGCTTGCTACTTACACTCGGGATCTTGTAGTCGGCAGTATCATTCGTGCTAATGTTGAGACTGTTGATGGTGGTAGATTTAGTATTTTCAAGACCGGCACTACTATCACCGATATCAGTGCTGATGTAGACAGCGATGACTTGACTAATCCTCTGAACACTATCACTGTGACTACTAGCAACCCTACACTAGCGGGTATGAATGCGGGTGATAGAATTGAGTTTGCGTTTGACGACGGTAAGTTGATCGACGGTACTATGGACTTCCGTGCTGATGAAGACCCGCGCTTTCAGTTCATTCGTCGTGCGTCACCTCGTTCGTTTGGCTATATCGCAGGCTATGGTAGCGGCGACGGTCAGGCGCCTAATGGTGAACCGGCTGGCAACGGTATCGTATTCCCTACCAATCCCAAGATCGGAGATTACTTCCTACGCACTGACTATGTACCACAAACCTTGTTTCGTTGGGATGGTAGTTTATGGACCAAGATCAGCGAGAAGGTTCGCACTGCGGTCGGATTCGGTCCTGAGAGTAAGAATCAGAAGTCAGGATTCATCAACAATACAGACACCGTAACCTTGAGCGATGGCAGTAAGATACCAAGTCGCCAGAGCCTGAGTACTGGTCTGAAGGCTGATTAACCGGCGTTGAGTAACGCAGTGACTTCTTCTACTGTCTCGCTTACTTCCCATGTGCCGTGAGGTGGACAGAAAACAAATGTTATGTCTTCTATCGTCCCGTCCTCACGAGCAATAGTGTTGCGAAATACGGAAATAACGACCTTCTGATCGATTGATACTTTATGTCCTCTGAACGCTGGACTTGCGTTTGTTAGTGTGATATACATAAGGTTACTTATTCACGAATAGTGGGGCGATAAATAAAGTTATGGCCACCTACTTCTACGACAATCAAGTCAGACGCTTTCTGACACAATTTGCCGCTATACTGTCTAATATCGATGTTCAGTACGGCAGTGACCCGCAGGGCAATCCCATTCTACATCGTGTGCCTGTTGTATACGGCGATGGTAGTCGTCAAGTTGCGGCTGCTATTGCTAATAATAGTGCTAGTACTATGCCCACTGTTCCCATGATGTCGTACTATATTTCAGGCATGAAATATGACCAGAAGCGAACCCAAGATCCATACTTCATCGACAAAGTAAACATTAGGCAGCGCACATTCAACCGTGATACAGGAAATTACGAGTCAACACAAGGAAACGCCTTTACTGTCGAGCGTGTTATGCCTGTGCCATACAATCTCAGCGTGACTGTTGACATCTGGACCTCCAGTACTAATCAGAAATTAGAAATTTTCGAGCAATTGGGTGTGTTATTCAACCCTAGTATGGAGATTCAGGGTACTGATAACTTTGTGGACTGGACTTCATTATCAGTAGTGTATCAGGACGATCTAAACTGGACTAGTCGCAGTGTGCCACAAGGCAGTAGCAATAATATTGATATTTTAACTTGGCGTTTCTCTATGCCAATCTGGATTTCAAGTCCGATCAAAGTCAAAAAGTTGGGCATGATTCAGAAAGTCATCGCAAGTATATACAAAGGCAGCGCACTTATTGATATGAAGGACGATTCGTTACTACTAGGCACTCGTCAAAAGATTACGCCGTATGGCTATCAACTACTGCTTGTGGGTAATCGTCTACAGATACTACCTGCCGCCCTGCCTACTACCGATAATCAAGAGATCGACAACCCATCAGCTGGCCCTGATACCTCAGTGTACTGGCACAGTGTGCTCAATGCGTACGGTACTATTCGTCCTGGGGTGTCGCAGATTGTGCTTGAGAATGAGTATATGGTAACCGAGATCGTCGGCACTATCGACTACAATGCCGATGACGACCGATTGTTGATTTATACTATTGATGCCTCTACTCTTCCTAGCAATACGCTTGACAGTGTTGATATGATTATCGATCCTGATGTGAAATACCCCAACAATGCGCATCAACCTAGCAATACTCTGCCTGCTAGTGCTGTTGGTCAGCGTTATCTAATCGTCAACGATATCGCAGAGCAACGAATCTATACGCTAGGCACTACCCTAGCGTGGCCAGGATTGACTCGTGGGGCGACTGCGAACGATATCATCGAGTACGGTAGTATATCACGCACCGTGCTGACTAGCGGCACACAAGCACTAGGTGCCTCTACGCTAACTCTCGTGAGTGTTGCTGATATTGATGTTGGATACACTATCACAGACACAGTAAGTGGCGCTACTCTTGGCGTTGTCACTGTTGTTATGTACGACAGCAATCAAATTGTGATTGACACTGCGCTTGCGAGTGCTATTAGTAACGGTGTATCGCTGACTGTGACTGGCACTGGTTGGTTCGTTGACTATCATCCCAGCGATGCTGTTGATTATGTGACCAACACTACATCGGGCATTCAGTATCGCATCAACGGTGGTGTGTGGCGCAAGTCATATGACGGTTACTATGAACAGGGTGAGTGGCGGGTGGTTATCTAATGGAGAGAGTTCGCAGACCTATCAACGCCATCGGCATCTTGATCTACGCTCGTGACACCAATCGTGTTCTTTATTTGTTGCGCAACAGTCGTGAGCAGAATTGGGGCATTCCTGGCGGTAAAATTGAACGGGGTGAGACGCTTCGTGATGCTATACTGCGTGAGTGTCGTGAAGAGATCGGTGTTGAGCCAGGTGATCGACTGTACCCGCTTGATTGCTACCGTAGCAACGACGGTAAGTTCGTGTACCACACTTTCTTTTCTGTTGTTGAGAGTGAGTTTGTGCCGCGGCTGAACGATGAGCATATTGCTTACGCTTGGTGTGATTGCGGAGTTTATCCCCGACCGCTACACACGGGATTGTTTGCGACTGTGACTGACCGAACTATTCAGCAGAAGATTTCGATTATCCTAGAGACCGTGAAATAACATAAGGACCCATCGGGTCCTTATATTTGCTTACTGTTGATATTAAGAGTTGTTAACTGTTGCTACTTCATATAAGCCAGGAGATGGTCTTGTGCCACTTGCGGCGCCGAATGTTAGATAGAAACCTACATTAGCGAATGTTACGCCAAAACTATCGCCTAGTTTAGCTAAACGGTGTGTTGCCGCGCTAGCATCAGTGACGGTAATAGTCATTGTGTCATTTGTTAGTGTACCGTCTGCTAGATCAGCTAATACGCATGTACCTGTATTTACGCCATCAGTCACTAAGTACTTACGAGCACCTTTTTGACGAACGATCCAGCCTGTTGCTTCAGCGTTATTGCCAATTTTTACTTGACAGACGATTTGTGAGCCGGCTAAAGCACTGGCGCCACCTACTACACCATAGCGACCAGGTTCATAGCCCTGTGTTACGGCTGTTTTTTGAGTTTTAATTGGTCTTCCCATTTGAGGACCTCCTTGTTTTAAGTTTACGGGTTCTAGCCGCCATTGATGTATAACATCACGAAACACCGAATTGTGTTACTACTATTTATCAACACATAAACAAAAAGCCACCCTAAGGTGGCTTTTTGTTTAATCATTACTGATTATGTTAAAGTAGCTTGTAAGCCTGTGCCTAGAACCCATGCGTAAGTAATAGTACGACCTGTGCCATTTGATCCTGTTGAAGGTAATACTGTACCTAATGCTCCAGTACAGGCAATAATAGTATATGTACCGGCACTTATTGCTGTATACCAATCAACGATCCAAGCGGCACTTGCTGTAATTGCTGTAGCAGTAACGACACTAGGGTTAGTGCCACTGCCGCAAATATGCAATCTACTATTTGTATTGAATGTCAACGCACCGCAAGAATAAGTGCCTCGAGTATATACTGCCCCAGCATCAGAAGATACTGATCCGTCAGAGCCCGCCATCAATCTAGCACCAGAATTGAGAGTTAGAGGAGCGGCTGCTGAACCCGTAGCATATAAAATCGAGTTGGACGTAACTATGATACCACCAGAGATGGTATTGATACCAGATAACTGGATAATAGAGCTATCACCACCGGTACAGTCAAGAGTTAGCGTGAATGCTCCACTGATAACACCAGTGAATCTATATGTTGTAAAGAGGAGACCGCTACCAAACCCAAATGCTTGAACTCGAATTAAAGAATTGGCAGTTAATGTAATATTACTGTTAACTACTTTAGGCGTATTCAAAAATAGGGCCCCTGAACTTACCGTACCATTTCTCCAGCCTGTACCAGACAGGAATATAGGAGCAGATAATCTAACAATTTCAGTCCAGTGAGCATAGCCATAACCCTGGAAGCCGGCGCCGTTAGTATTACCAGTGCCGTGGTTGCCTGGCCCGCCGCCGCCACCGCCCCAGAAAGTAGA